GTTTGATACTTAGGATCAAATTCAACAAACCTAAATTGCGTTGTGCTTTTACCAAAAGGGGCTGGATTTCCAACAAGATAAACCATAGTGGCTTTCGAACATAGTGCATTAGATACTACATCTAATAATCCAACATCATCACCTACCTCATCTGTAAACACCACGACTATAAGTCTTGAGTCAGGAACATACTCTAATTTAGATATTTCTCCAATAGCAGAGAAAGTATTCTCAATCCCGCTTTCATCAAGAACTATTGATTGAACTGCTGTTTTTAGAATATTAGGATTATCTGTTAGCTCTTTAGTAATTTTTGTAAATGATCTACCAAAACTATATACTCCATGATTAATTTGATATGTGGTATTGGCGATACTTAACTCCTGTAGTATTTTTTCAAATCTATCAGCAATTAATTGTCTTTGATAACTTAAACTAATACTAGCATCCAACAACCAAATTACATTAGTGTTTTTAGATTCTCCACTTTGCATTATTTCTAATGTTAGTCTATCTAATGCTCCACCACTAGATGCTTGTGCAGAAAATCCCGCCCCCAAATTAGCTGACATTCCAGATAGTGTTTGACCAATTAGATCAGACGAAAACTCAGAACCAATATCTTCTATAGGCTCAATGGTCACATTAGATGGAGCTTCTATTTTATCAATAGAAATAGAAGAATCTGATTCTTCTTCAATAATAACTTCTTCAGAAATTGATGAGTGCTCATTATCAAAAGTGAATGTTTCTGGAATAGTTATAGAGTTCTCGAAATCTAAATCTTCTTCTACTCTTGATGAGCAAATTATTATATCAGATTTTGTTTTTAAAGAACTGCTTATAATTAGAGATAAAATTAGTAGTATGATACTATTTGCAATAAAAGAGAAGCAATAGTGTTCTGTAATTTCAGATGACAAAATATTTTTAATTTTTTTTATCATTATCAAGCATCCTGTTTTTAGCCATGATTAGATAATTTACAGCTTTAATTACACCATCAAGATTATCTCCTAGTTTACCCAAACCAGTATTGCATGGTTCACACAACCACCCCCTAAAAGTATCATCAGAATGATCGTGATCTAAACACCATTTATATGGAATTTTGCCACATAGCTCACAAACTGGTGGTTTTTGTGGGGCTATTTTGTGCAAACCGCTTCGTATTTTGGAGTGTCTTTTAACACACTTTTTACATCTACTATCTAGATTATCTTTATACATACTGTGCTTAGAAAAACTTTTTAGGTTTTTTCTTTCATTACAGTAAGTACAAATTTTTCTAGGCATTAGATGTTACTTTTTGACAAAATTCTAAGACTTCATTGTCTGAGAATGTATTACGAGCATAATTAAATATTAGGCACACAAATCTTACGTTACCTTTAATATATCCTTTATTATTGTCTATTCTATCTAAAGATGCTTGGTATGGATTTTTATCCGTCCTATTATTTTTTGTATGAATACGTTTTACTTGTAAGCCCAACCCAGTAACAGCACATTTTCCTTTTTGGTTGTCCCATAGTATTTTAAGGTATTCTAAATCAATATTAATTATTGAATCTTTGCGTTTATTAGAATGTCTTTTAGCATTATTTAGATGATATCTAAAAGGTGAATAAATATCTGTTTTTTTAGCTAAATTTCCTTTTCCAGAATATTCTTTTATTTTATCATAATATGGTTTTAAGTGGCTATGATGAACTTTTCCCGCACAACTTAGATCACAATAAAAAAGTGTTTTGCCTTTCTTTTTTTGTCTTGCTATTTCCGTAGCTCTTTTAACTACCCCTTCACCACACGTAGCACAAATTATTGTTGTCGTAGTAATCATAAAATACCTCCAGATTGGCGGATAATTACTTATACACCAAAAATGGAGGCGGCGATATTAAAGTGGAGGCGGGCGATTCGACTCGCCGTCTTGCGATAAGATTGATAATATCTTCTACAAGTTTATTTCATTCATAAGTTTTGAAAAAGACTAAAGAACAAACAACATTCATCTTTTCGTACCAACAAAGTCTTTTACCAGAACCCGTTGGCTATTCTGATAGCAGAAGGATTTGACATCGATTTTTTGGACGCTACCTTCATCGCCTCCTCAAATCGTTGCTACCGTTTAATTAAGCAGCAAGAGCTAACTGATTAGTGCCAGTTACAGCATTTGGTCAACTTTTATAGTGGCCTGTTGACCAACCACTACTTGCTAACATAGTCTCTGTTATCCAATCGATACATTTCGCCCCCATATTTACTTATACACAAAATCATTGCCTTTCTCAGTGTTTTCTAACTTGAGATAGAGATATTCAAAAAAGACTTTGTACATATCTTTTTAAGGCAAAAAACAAAGGCAATAGTTCTAGATCATATTTTATTGTTCAAAAATAGGGCCGGGTAGAATCGAACCACCTTGACGAATTTATAAGATTCGCATCTTAGACCATTAGATGACGGCCCCGTATTGTAAAAAGATCAACCACCTACAACCTCATTATACCCTATCGACCAACCGCTGTCAACTCTTGAGTTTGATTTTTAGAATGTTCCATAAAGTTTCTATAGAGCCCCATAACAATACCACTAGTTGTTCCCACATTAAGAGAACGAACACTACCATAATTAGGGATAGTAAGGACAATATCAGACCTATCCAAGATCCAATCTGATAATCCTTTATTCTCTTCTCCAAATAAAAACATAGGTTGAGTAGTATTGTGGTATTGATAATCAAAGAGATTAACGGTTTTGTGACTATGTTCGGGAATATTATTTTCAATAGCAATAATAGTCCTACCAGAGCATTGTGCAATAAAAGCTGATTCATCTTTATGGTGATACATTGGAGTATAGTGGTGGGTTCCCACACTACCTCTTTTATCCCATTTCTTTTTTCCCACATAGTGTACACTTCTAAACCCAAAGAAGTTTGCATTACGAACGACTGTGCTTAGATTAAAGTCTCCACCTATATTAATCATAGCAACACTAGCAGGGATACTTTTATCCTGACAATGCTTCGCAATATCTGGAACAGCCAAGTCTTTCAAACCATCAAGAACATTCATGGCTCTCCAAATTTCTTTCTAATTCTTTTAGTTCTTGTTCTAATACATATATTTTAGAATACATTTCTGAACAACGGCGACATGATTCAGAACTTATATATGATCTGGTTTCCCATATCTCTTCTTTTAAAAAAGCAATTCTATCAAGAATCTTTTCTTTTTCGTTTTCGCTTGGGTTTGTCATTTTTTGCAGTCTCCTTTTGCCAAAAAACCATTTCGTTGAGCTTATCATCCCAAGCACATTCCACCAAGTCATTTGCTGATAGTTTAGCTAATCCAACATTATGGATCCAAACCGCTGTTTCCTCATAAATTTTCTCATTACTGTTTTCATTAAGAAGTGGATTTTTGTTTTCGTCATAGCCTAAGCAGTTGCTTTTAACAAGCCCAATCATCTGATCGATTGTAATATAGGTATCTAGATCGTCATTGCTACTATTCTCACTAATACTTTTGGCTGCGGCTTCTCTCATTTGAGATACATATCCATTAACATCATAGATAGAATAAACTTGATCACTCATTTTTAGCTCCTACTATTTGATAAATTTAGATACACCACCCGTATTTTCTGTACTGTCTTTAATACGGTCTATTGTGTCTTGAAAATTAGTCTGTCCTCTAGGTAGCCATTTTACATCATTATACAGGGCTGTCAATATCTGAGGAATCCAATGCTGATAAGCGTCAACATAATGTTTTGGAAAATGGATTTGTAGCACAGTCTTGATCTTTTCTAAAGACCGAGACATTTCATCTCTAGCATCTAAAAGATCCTCTATATGAGATTGCTTATCTGTCATACTAGTTCTCTAGAAGATTCTGAACTATCTTTCTTTTTGAATTTAAGAATTTTGTGCTTGATTTTCCAAACTCCTGTTTCTGGATTTTGAAAGTCTGGCCCCATATAAATGTGTGCGAAACCTCCTCCGTTCTTATCTAAACCCCAAGCACAAATACCTTTATCATCAACCTTTTCCACAACAAACTTACCTCTATATCCCATAGGAATAAGATCTCCCTTATGAAGAAAGTATGGCCCACCGCCAACCTTAATCTTATCTCCCTTTTGCAACTCTCTCCAATTGAAATCTTTAATAATTTTAAGAGTTTTCTTTTCGGAACTATTCATCTTAAAAGAGAAAACATGATTGCAGGCTTGGCAAACATAGGAACGCGGGCCGTTTTCAGCACCGCAGCCTGGACAAGTTTTTTTACCTTTTGGCATCGAGAGTCTCCTGTGTTAGTAGTGATACGTTAAGTATACAACGCTTATCGGCGTTGTCAAGGGGTTTTCTTTAGCCCATCCACAATCGATAGTTTGCCTGGAGAATACCGACAAAAATAACTAGAATAAATTTTTTGTTTTGTCAAATTATCATGATTAAATTGAGTATAAACATTAATTCGATATCTATCTTCCCACAGATTATGTATTTTGGTCATAAAATAATTTTTAGGTTTAGGAACTTGCTTAAATAAAAGACTCTCGATTTCAAGATCCATTAATGTTCTCTAGTTGATGTGTGTCTATAGACAAACTGATTTTATCGTCTGGGGTTTGAATAAAATTTGTTGAATAATACTCCAATGTTTCCCAATCAAATATCTTTACCTCTTCTCTCCAGGGGAATTTACCCATATTCTTAAAATCATGAGCCTGAGCATGAAGGTAATTATATAGGTCTAGCCAACTCATTTTTTCCATAGGTTTAAGCAATTGATTCACCTTCTTTGAGAGTTAGTTTATAGTCTACTGGTTTATAATCATCATAGAGAATAATATATCCCCAACCCGTATCATTAGAAAACGAATTGGTTGATAGTATTGCTACCTCTGGATTTTGTTCAAGCCATTTATTGATTTCGGCGTTTCCTTCTGGCTCACCCTTTTTAGGTACATCGAAAAGTTTTGTTTTGATCATTATCTTGCTCCATTTTTAATAAATAAAGTCTCGTATTT